CAGATGCCCCAGCAGATCATCCAGCACCTGTTTGCCGCCCGCGGTCGAAAACACACTCTTAAACCGCGCCGCGCGCCGCCGCTGCTCCCCCTCGGCCCCGGCGCGTTTCGTGCGCCCGGTTGATCTTGCTGTTGCTGCACTCATATCTTAAATCGCGATTGTCATATCCTCATCCATGGCGGCACCCGCCGCAGAGAGCGGACTCTCTTCCTCCGCTTTGCGCTGGGCATCCACCGGCTTCACCATCTTCTGCAAGGCCTCCTGCTGCGCCGCCTCCTGCTGCGCTTCCAGATACGATTCCATATTCTCGTCATACTCATCCTGCGTGTAGAGCACCCCGGTATCCATATTTTTGGCCTCAAACACCTTGCGCAGCAGATCCCAGGTCTTCACCGCTGCATCCAGATACGGGCTCTGCTTGATCACGCCCACCAGATCCGCCACCTGCCTCACCGCCTGCGTCATACTCGAGAGCTCCAGATCCGAGAGCTGAACATCGAGCCGGCTGGTGTACTGCACCCGGAACCCGCTGCGCTCGCCGCGCTCATCCACCGCCATCAGCTCCGCCGGAATCTCCTCGTGCAGCAGCCCGTGCTCGAGAACATCCTCGGCAATAATTTCATACAGCGGCGAGAAAAACCCGTTGCTCAGCCGGTTGATCACCGGACTGATCGCCTGAATGCGCTCGGCCACCAGCTGCGAAATTTCATAGGCCGTTTTCTGCCCCGTCTTCAGCTCTTCGAGCATCGCGAACAGATCCACATAATGCAGCTTATTGATCTCCTCGGTCAGCCACGCAATAAACTCCGCGCTCAACTGCAGGTTGCCGTCGCCGGTATAGGTGAAAATCTGTCCCTTGCTCGTATCGCAGTAATTGACGCTGAACGCCTCCAGAATCGCACTCTCCACCGCATCCTTATCCGGGAGAAAAACCGGCGGGCCGATCCCGAGCTCCACCCCGTCAATATGATCGCTCACCGCCTTCATCAGCGTGCGCGCCACCGGCAGCGCCTTCATCGCCGGCGAGCGCCCCGTCTGCTCCCCGTCCTTCACCGAAAACAGCGGAACAAGATAGCGCATGCGCTGCACCCCGCTCACCCGCACCTTTTTCTTTTTCGCCACTTCGATATGCACGCTCTCAAACGCCATATTCGCCGCATCCAGCCGCTCTTTTTTGCGCTGCTTGCGCGGCTTCACCGCATGGATAAACTCGAACTGCGTTTCGTGATCCTCCTTTTCGAACGCCTGCGCGATATCCACCGAAACATTCTCCAGCCCGTACTCCAGCACCGCCTGCATCGCACTGAGCTTAAACTCCCGATACATATCCACAATCCGGCCCTGCACATCGCGCACCGCAAAACAGCTCGTCGCCGGATAGACCCGGTAATTATGCTGCTTACTCTGCGCGTCAAAATGCACATAAAACACCCCCGCGCCGCGAATCCCGAAGCCCTGCAGCATCTCCTCATACTTCTCCGGGAACGGGCTCTGCTGAATCCGCCGGTGCGTTGACTTTGAAAGCGCCGTATAAAAACGCGACACCGCCGACGACTCCATTTTTTTCGGATCCTCGTCGATGATGTTGCCGCGCCCCATGCTCATCGTGTTGGAAAACAACCCCGCCACCATGCGCTCCTGCGCCAGAATCCCCGTCGAGACAATCGGCTGGAGAATCTCACTGCCCTCGGTTTGCCGCAGCAGATCCTGCATCTCGGGATTAAACAGCCGCGCGGCCTCATCGCACACATTGCGATACGTCGCCTGTTTGCTTTTCAGCGCATCGCGCGTCTTGATAATTTTTTCCGCAATCGTCACACAAACTCCATTCAGTTGTTCAGGCTTCAGTCTTCAGTCCTCAGTCTTCAGGCCCCTAACCCCTAACACCTAATGCCTATCCCCTAATCTCCCGTCCGGCTCTTCAGCATTGCCGCGCTGAACTGCCCGCCCGCCGCCGGATTCACTTTGTAGGTTGTCTGCCTCCCGCGCTGCTGCTGCAGCCGCTTGCGCTCCGCCTCACCGGCCGCCTGCACCTCTGCGTTTTCCGGGGTCACCGGTGCGGCCGCGCGCTGTTGTTCTTCCGGTTTTTTTGCTCCGCTGCTCATGCCTTGCTCCAGTTGCTAAAGTTTCTGTCGTTGCAAAGCTATATACGCACCCGCCAATTTCCCCCGGAAAAACCACAAACCCCAGCGCCTCGGCCATCCGCTGCGCGCGCCGGTTCTGCGGCTCCCACACCGCACGCAGCACCCGCACCTCGTTGCTGCGCAAAATCAGCCCCAGCGCCAACCGGGCCGCACAAAACACACTCTTCGGGCGGTAGAGCGCATGCGCCGTAAAATGCACCTGCGCCATGCGCCGCGCCGGATCCCAGTCACTGAGCTCAATCACAGCCGGATAGCGCCCCTCCACCTCAATCACCACCGGGCACAGCTCCAGCGCCTGCGGTTCCCCCAACGCCGGCGCATAATAATTCATCCACCCGGACAGCGAGCGCACTGCCTCATCTGCCGTCGCAAGCACGCCCGCGCGATCCATCTCATACCAGCACCGCCGCAGCTCATTGCGCGTCGGCTCGAAATGGATAAACACCGCCGGCTCATTGCGCCCTGTTTTTTTTTCATCTGCACACATCGCAATCTCCCTTCCGTTATTCCGTCTTCAGCCTTCAGGCCCCAGTCTTCAGGCCCCAGTCTTCAGGCCCCAGTCTTCAGGCCTAACCCCTATCCCCTAACACCTCTCCCTCTCCCCTATCCCCTCCGCAGCCGCTTCGCCACCTTCGCACGCACCTTCACCGAATCCGCACACAGAGCCCGAGGGCGGATGTTGCGCATCGCCCAATACCTCGCTGCATCCATCGCATGATTAAACCGATCCTCCGGCACATCCGAAAACGTCCCGTCCGGCAGTTTCTTCCAGGCATAATTCTCCAGCTCCTCCTGCACATGCATGCTGTCGGGGTGCACCAGTATTTCAAACTGCTTCAGCAGCCCGATCCCGTACTTGATCGACCCCGCCCCCTTCTCGCACGCCGAAATGTTGAACCCGCTCGTCTGCAAATCGTCGATATCCTCCGCCGCCGCACTGTCACCCACCATCTCCAGCTCCGGCAAAAACAGCCCCCACTCCTGCGACTCCCGAAGCCGCAATTCCAGACTCGGCTTATCCGGATTCGACCGGTTCACCGTCGTAATCAGCCCCCGCTCATAGACAATTTCACGCAGGTACAACTTGTCGCGGAACAGGAAATTATCCACCACCGCCGTCGGATCCTGCGAATACCCGAAGTCCACCCCGTAGCCGTGTCGCTGGAACACCCGATCCGTCCCCGGCCACAGCGCACGCTCGCATAACCGCCAGTTACTGAAGATCGCCCCTTCACGCCGCGCGCGCCGCCCCAGCCCGTACACCTGCCACGCCCACGGATCCGCCGTCCCCGCCTTCCGGTTCGCCGCCGTCGGCTGCCAGCTCAAAATATCGCTGCGCGCCTCCGCGCTGATGAACGGATTATCCCGGAACGTCGAATGAAAATAATCCACCCGCTCCGCCGCCTGCTTCAGCACCCGCTCAAACACCCAATGCACCGAAAGCGACGGATTAAAATCCATCAGAATAAAATCATTCGTCCGCGCATTAATCTGCCGGAACGACTCATAACTGATCTCCGTCACCTCATTCAGCCACGCAATATCCCGCCGCGGCCCATGCAGCTTCCCCGGCTTCTGACACCCCCGAAACCGCAGCTGCGAGCCGTTCGCAAACCGGTACTGCTTCTTCTGCTCATGCCAGCGCGAATCCTCCCAGATATCAAACCCCTCCGGCCCCATCACAAACAGGAAATCCGCAATCACCGAGTCATTGCACGTCGCCTGATCATGCCGGAAACAATCCACCCGCAACCCGCTGCGCTGCAGCAGATGGTGCGTAATCAGATATTGCAGAATCGAAATCGTCTTCGACGACCCGCTCGAACCCTCCAGCACCCCGTAGCGCTTGCGCGTGCTCTGCCCCATCCAGCTGCCGCGCCCCGTGTTCAGCCAGCTGCTGTATTCCGGATACGTGCTCTCCGCCAGCCGCCGGTAATTGATTGTCACCGCCACTTCACGCATCGGCATCCTCCGCCGGTTTCTCCGGTTCATGCACCCGCATCAAAAACCCCGGACGGCTCTGCACATCCATCTCATCCGCCTGCGCCTCATCGATCCGCCGCACCGCCTCCTCAAACCCGTCCACCACCGGACGCCGCTGCCGGAACTTGCCCAGATACCACTTCAGCGCATCCATCTCTAATTTGAAGCGGATCGCATCGCCCGCCAGCAAATCCGCATGCGACGCCCGGCGCACCCGCTGCACCAGCTCCACAAAATCATCCTCCAGCAGCGCCACACGCACATTGCACGCGAGCACAAACCCGAACGCAAACGCCTGCAAATCCGGATCCTCACCCAGCGCCCCGCGCCGGGCCCACCCCGCCACCGTCTGGCGGCAGGGCAGACTCTCATCACAGCACACCTGCGTCAGGCTCTGCCCGCCGGCCAGCGCATCGAGAATCCGATCCGCCAGCACCCGCGAAAACTGCACCGGCCGGCCGCGTTTTGCCGGGCGTTTCGTCCGCTTCGCCGGCGCCTTCTTCGTCCCCTTCGCGCCCCGTTTCGACGCAGGTTTTGCCGCAGTTTTAGCCGTAGTTTTAGCCGTAGTTTTAACCGCAGTCTTCCGACCTCGGACCTCCGACCTCCGACCTCCGTCTTCCGTCTTCCGGCTCATTTTCGCTGACTTTTCTCCCGCCATTTTTCTCCCTAAAACCCAACCCCTAACGCCTAAAACCTAACGCCTTCCTTCCCCCTGCGTTCTATAGACGCGCGCGCGAACTCATGCACGCGCACACGTACCGGTTAAAAAATTCAGCTCTTCCCTTTCGGGTTTCTCCCCATCAGATCCCGCACCGCGACCCCCTCTTTTTTCGCCAGCCGGCGCAGATCGCTCTGGCAAATCAGCAGCCGCGCCAACCGCAACCGCCGCCGCAGCCCCTGGATCTGCATCGCCAGAAACACACCCCGCGCCGCCTCACGCCGCCGCTTCGGGCTCAACCCCTTCTTCCGAATCTCCCCTGCAACCATCCCGCACCTCCTTTTTTTACGCTGAGAAATCAAAACAAGACTGTTCAAACAAGTGCTCTCTATCCAGTCGAGCGCTGACCGGCGGATTCATCCAAAGCCGCTCGATCCTCTTTGCTCCGCCCAGCGAATAATTAACGTGATCAATCGACTCCCACCCGAGATCGTCATAAATCGACTCAGGATATCCGCTCACAACCGCCATAGACTTCAGCACCTTCAACCGGCTCAAAAAGCGCTCATGGGCCGAATCATCCATCTCGTGCGCGTACTCCTTCCGGCCCCCGGCCCGCCGCGTCGAAAACGGATACGGCGGATCGCAATACACCAACGTCTCCGGATCATCGCTCATCTCAATCACCTCCAGCGCATCCCGGTTCTCCAGCATCACACCCGCCAGCCTTTGCGCAACCGCATCCAACCGATCCGGCAGCGACCGCCAGCAAATCATCTGGCTCGACTGCTTGTGCCGGTCTTTGAACTCTCCGCGAAACCCCGTATCCCGGCAGCGCAGTCCGGAGGTACCAACCCCCATGTAAGACCGCACGCACAGCCGGCGCGCCGCCTCAACCGGTTCACCGGCCGGATCACGCGCCAAAACAAACTCATCGCGCGAATACGGCGTTAAGCGCAGCAGCCGCTGCAATTCAGCCCGCTGCTCGGAATCGCGCAGCACCCGGAAAAACGAAACCACCGAACAATCCAGATCATTATAAATCTCAACAGCCGCCGGATCCTTCTGCAGCAGCACCGACGCAGACCCGCCGAACGGCTCCACATAGCGCCGATGCCCCGGGAAATGAGCAAT